TTTTGAAATTGAATATGTTGACCATCGTTTGTAATTTTATTTAAAAATAAAGTAGGAACAGAAGCAGCATCTTGTGCAATAGTTATATAACCACCGCTAGTGATTCTTACACCATCAGTGGTATTAGCTGAACTTGTAGTTCCAACAAGCAGATTTCCAGAGCTATCTATTCTGAGTCGCTCTGAGCCATTAGTATCGAATCTCATATAATCAGATGCTTGGTCATATAAAATACGACCAACATGGTCTACACCTGAAGTGCTGAAGTCAATTATTCCACCTGCACTTCCATTTAATTGCATTTGTGCATAATTAACTCTAAAACCTAGATGTACTCCATCACCTGTTGGAGAGTTTGGTATTTCTCCTGCTACGGTTAAGGCACTATTTGGTGAAGTTGTGCCTATGCCAACATTACCGCTAGAATCTATCCTTAATCTTTCACTACCGCCTGTATTAAATTGCCATCTTGCTTGTGTATATAATGCTGCTACTTCGTTACCATTTGCAGTTGGTCCGACAATATAAAATCCATCTTTATTCCAATTTGGAATACCTACCCATGATGAAGGCGTGTTAGAGCCATCAACCATACTAAATAATATTCTTGCATCGCTAGAACCATCAGTAGAGTTGATTCTTTGTAATCCATTTTCTACTGTTAGTTTAGCGTTTGGTGAAGTTGTACCTATGCCTAATCTTCCTGAGCTATCTATTCTTGCTCTTTCAGAACCATTAGTAGTAAATTGCATATTATTGCTAGAATGTACATATTGGATTTCGCCTGCATCACTATCATCACCATCACCAAACTCAATACGAGAATTACCTGCTGTTGAAGCTAAAAGTTGTATGTTAGGGGAACCAGTACCATCACCAATAGATAGCTCTCTAGCTGGCGAAGTTGTGCCTATGCCAACCTTGCCGTCTGCTGATATTCTCATTTTCTCTGTTTGTGTATTATCGTTTGTAGTACCAAAAGATAAATAAGAATCTCTTTCAGCCCCACTCTGCCAAGAACCTTGTTTACCAGAGCCAATATAACCTGCATTTAAAAATGTATCTGCTGTAGCATCATCGCCAAATCTCCATTGAATTCTTTGCTCAATGTTTGTTGTTGTTGATAAATGCTCCCAGTCTAATGTGATAGCATCTACTGTAGATGAACCAGTGTTTTCAATGGATAGTTTAGAGACTGGCAAACTTGTACCTATTCCAAAATTTCCTGATGAATCTATTCTTGCTCTCTCTGATGCACCAACTTCAAACTTCATACCTGCACCAACAGAATTAATCGCTGTTATTGCAAGTTTTTGACCATTTGTGTTATAACCAATAAAACCTTCGCCTGTTGCTAAGTTTGTTAATTTAATAGTGTCTGCAACTTCAAGCAGATTAGATGTTGGCGTTCTTCCTATGCCAACTCGTTGACTAGAGTCGATTCTTAGAGCTTCACTAGCAGAGCCATTACCACCAGTTAAAAATGCTAAACCATTACTATCTTGTTGTATTCTACAATCATAATCTTCTGCACTTGTGGTTTTAAAATCAATAAAAGCATTACTAGCACCCCTGCCTAATTCTAACGAACCAGCATTAGTTAAAATACCAAAATTACCACCTGTATTACCTGTTGTAATACTATCAGCAGTAATATCGCCTGTTACATCTATGCCTGTTGAGGTTGTGGTTAGTTTTGCTGAGTTATTGTAGTAAAGGGTGACTGCACCATTTGCGATAGCTGCTAAATAGTTTTCATTATGTGCTGTGTTTTGTAAATATAAATTTTCACCACCAATTTTTAAATTAGAAGAACCACTTTCTGTAATAAATGAAGTGTTAGCATTATGATAAATTTCTAAATCACTACCTGCTCCAAAAACTGCTTTGTCGTTATCACCAAAGTTTATATTACCTGAAGTTGTTAAACCATCTGTTGTTATTACACCTGTTACATCTATTCCTGTTGAGGTTGTGGCTAGTTTTTTAGAGTTGTCTGAGTATAACTCAACAGCACCATTGCCAAAGAATTTAGCATAGTCCTCTGTGCCACCATTATTACGAAGAATAATGTTGCTACCTTCTAATATTAAAAAGGATGATGAACTTTCGATTTTATCATTTCCATCGTGATAAATTTCTAAATCACCACCTGTTCCAAAGATAGCTTTTTTATTATCAGCAAAGTTAATTTGGTTTGGGTTTAGGTTGATCTGTGTACCAGAAGAACTAAAAATAGCATCAAGTGCATCTAGGTCTGCATTAAGAGATATACCCCAAGTGTCTTCCGCTGCACCTGGTTCTGGTTTTGTTAAGTTTAAATTTGTTGTATATGTATCTGCCATTAGGCCGCCTCTTGTTTATCTAATTCAGTCCAAGTAGTTGAGGGGTTTGTTTGATCTGTCCACGTTGCACTAGCAACTATTTGATCTGTCCAATTATCCGATGGAACTACAATATCATTCCATTTTAAACCACCAACCGCTTCAAATCCACTTAATTCATTAATAGTTGCAACGCCTTTAAAGGTTGCTCTACCCGTTGCATCAAAGCCAGATGCTTGTGTAATTGTTGATGTACCACCAGCAGTTATAAATCCTTGTGAGTCAAAATCTGATGTTGCTGTAATTGTAGATTTAGCACTATGAGTTTGACTTCCTATAGCATTAAGACCTGATACCGCAGCAATAGTTGCAGTTGCTTTATCTATTTGAGTACCAGAAGCATTGAAACCAGAAACGGCTTGTATGATTGCTGTAGGTACATCTATTTGTGTGCCTGTAGCACTACCACCACTGGTTGCCTGAATGGTTGCTTCAGCTTGAAATGCTAGGTCATTATATTTTGATCTTGAATAATAACCCTTGTTGTAGCCTATACTAGCCACGATTTTATGCCAATGTTATATCTAAGTCACCAGCGTTAAATCTAAATACATCTCCGCTACTAACAACTTTAGAAGCTGTTAAGTTTGCATAAGCTAATAAGTTACCAGATGAAGAAGCATCAAAGATACCTACGGCAACTACTGTTCCATAGTTTGCTGTAGCTGTTGGATACTCAATAGCTGCTACATTACTTGCTGTAGTTGGGTTAGTGCCAGAAACATTAAAGGTTGCTGTTTGTCTTGCATAGCCTCCGCCTGATACTTCAGTACCACCACCTGTGTCTGTTGGTGCTACTGTATATAAAGCTACATATAAAGTAGATGGTGCTGAGTAAGCGTTACCACCAAAAACGTGTTCTAAAACTTTATCTTCTAAATAATCGCTAAATCCAGCCATTCTATTCTCCTTTATTAATTACCGTAGTAATAATTTTTCTTTTGTTTTTTTCCGTAGGTTCTTCTTCGCATCATTAGAGAACCTTTACCAAATGCAGACTTCTCTTGTTCGAGTCTCATTTCTTCTAGTGCCTTCTCAAATTGTTGAGTAAACATTGGTATTCTTTCGTCTTCCATTAAATAAATAGAAGCGTGTTTTAACGCACCATACAAATACACATCTGGGTGTGAGACTGATACAAAGTTGCTAGTATTAGAATCACTTAATGCAGATATTTTAGCATAGTAAGTTAGCTGTAGGGTATATTGTACGTCTGGAGTTGGTGCTAATTCTATAGTGTCATCAACCATTGCAAAATAAACAGGTTGACCAGTAGAATTATTATTTGCTTTTCTATAGACATCCATTGACTCTATAGATTGCTGGAACAGAGGACTAAAATCATTACTATCTATTTGTACGTTGATTGCCTCTAACCAGTCTGAGGGAACTGATAAATATTGTGCATCAGCAGTAGCCGTTGCTCTTTTAATCATATCTTTGGTTCTTAATCTTCTATTAAGTTCCGCTTCGACATTATCAATAAAAGTATCTATATCAGATGTTAAGTCTGATCTATTTAGATAGTTTGCTATTGCTGTTTTAAGTTCTGCATACGTCATACTTTACCTTGCCATGTTCTAAATACTTTATTATCTGGGTTGTTGAGCCACTCTTTCCATTTTGCAGAGTCTTGTGACCAACCTTCGCGTAATGCTTTTTGCCAAATTACCATAGGTACTTCAGCGATATGTCGCATATCTTTTCCAGGCTTAAGTGTATTGTCTCTTAGTTTCTTAACGTGGTCAATGACGGGAGCAACATCTTGCGTTGTGTGATAAACCAACTTGTCATCTTCAGTTATGAACTCTGATTTGTAACCAGTTTTATGGTCGGTGATTGTACGCTTTGTTGCCATGTTGATAAAAGTGGGAAGGCCGAAGCCTTCCCTAAATTCTAACTAACTTATGAAGTTGTTAAGTCTGCGACTATACCGTGAGCAGCTTCGTTGCTCATTTCTAATCCATACTCACATAAAATCATCTTGGTTTCAGCATCGCCTACAGTTGAGATGTCGACTGTTTTGAAGTCTCTTAGGTAAGAAACTTTAGCATAGTCTGGATCAACTAATAGTAATGATCTTTCTCTACTGAAGTTAGATGGAACGATTTTTAACTCACCAAAGTCTGATGCGTAAATAGAAACAGAAGCCTCTACTGTGTTTGCATCAACCATTTGTCTAGCTGAACTTCTACCTGTGAAACCAGAAATTACTTGCTTGTTTACAGGACCACAGATTGCCATTGAAGGCTCTCCACCGTTGGAGAAACAATCTTGTAGTACAGCTTTTAAAAGAGTTTCAGTTAAAGCTCTTTGAGTTCCGTCTGTTGGAGCAGCTCCGCCACCGTTACCAGCACCGTTAGTTCCTCTTGATACGTTAGATGTAATCCAAGATTCAAAACCACCAGTTACACGAGCAGTTGTAGCATTACCAGTTGTCTTAGCACCTTTTTGACAAAGAGCAGTTTCCATGTCTCTTTTTAATGCTTTAGCCATAATAGCTAACTG